GGCAGCGCGGCCAGCGGTACAGCTAACGTCCCTGTCCCGGACGTTTCACCCGCGCCGATGAACGCGGGTAAACTCGTGTTAACAACTGATCTCTTTGTACTCCTCAGGCGTAGTGGTATCGCCAGTCAAGGCTTTAAATATCGCGTCGACGGCCTTGCGTTCCTCTTTGGCAGCCTTCTTAGTTAGCCCACCAGCGCTGTTGACGCTATGTACGATCTGGGTTTCTGCGCGTACTAATTCTTGCAGTAATTCGACAGCTTCTCTGCGTGTCACGTTATTCCTCACTCTCCGCGATCCACAACAAGGCAATCGCGGCCAAAGTTGCGAGCATCGCGCCTATCAGCGTCCAGAGGGATTGTAGGATAGTCGGGCTGGTCATGACCTTTACGCTCCTATTCTTTTCGTGAGTCGCTTCAAATAAGCAGCAATCGCGCGGCGAATCAGTTCCGCAACGGGTGCGCCAGACTTCTCCGATAAACGCGCCAGTTGCTTCAATAATTCGTCGTCAATCCAAAGGCTTGTACGTTTCATGTGCTCATGTTATGATACAGGCATACGCTTGTCAATACAGAAAGTAAAGCGAAAGGAAGTGACAAGGCAATGATGACGCTAACCGCAAAGCAGGCACGTCGTAAATTGATGTATGCGGTCCAGATGGGATTAATCGAGAAGCAGCCATGCGAAGTCTGCGGAACAATCAAGAATGTACATGCGCATCACAGCGATTATCAAAAGCCATTGGAAGTGCGCTGGCTTTGTTCTGTAGATCACGGCAAAGAGCACAGAGGGGGAAGAAGCGCAAGAAGGCGCGTCGCGTTACAAAGCATGCCCGTTTATCAGGTGCGGCTTGGGCAAATCTTGACGCTGGAGACAGGGGAAAGCGGTAGAGTAATCCAGACTATTTCAGAGTATGGAGCGCAATGGGTAAAACTCGCGTGGGAACGCGCTCACTAAGCGTCTCGCGAGTATCAAGAGTCAATCCAATTCCTTTTTGCTTGCCAGTCCATCTCTTTTCTCTCGCCAAAGCGTGCCTAAACTGTTTTCTTGTGCGACGTATCCTATCCCACACTGACGGAAATTTAGACTTTGGCTCGCGTCAACAAAAAGTTTTTTAGAATGAGCTCACGCAAGAATATCGACAGCGGTTTGAAAGCAGGGGGAGTCTAGCCAAGCGAAGCAGCGAGCGAATGGCACGAGGATTGCGTGTCGAGGAAACTGGCGAACAAAGAGCGCAACTAAGGCGAAGAGTCGAGGAGCATGCTAGCTAAATACCTTTGTTTACAAGCGGAGTGACGGAAAGTGCGCGTCTTATAAAAGGTCAAATGTTATAACGTGATCGGCCGGCGGAAATTTGTAAGCGTTTAGGGTGCCCCAAGTCGACGGAAGCGAACCCCTACTCGAACAGCAAGCGACGCGGCTACGAGATCGAGGGCCCCCATCGGCATTCACTGAAGGTTTGTGTACTAACGGGGCTAGATTTTTAGGGGGCGGAAATGCGGACCCACGGCACCCCCGGACCCCAGCATAAGGCGTTGACACCAATGGTAATCAATGATAATAGGTAGATATGGCATCCGACCATCGGTTTACTATCCTGCTTACCGAGGCGCAGTACATGGAGTTGCAGGCTAAGGCGGGGCTGGTGCCACTAGGTACGTGGATCAAGTCGGAGCTTTTCGGGGAGCGGGTGAAGGTCGTAGTAGGTTCGGTGGAAACGAGGAAGGATGAGACTGGTGACCATCAAGACGGCTCTGGGGTTTCAGACGTACCTATGGATTCAAGGCGGGCTCCTGCCTCTCGGGGATTTACTCGAACTTCTGCGCCCAAGGTAGATGCGGAGGCGTCGCCGTCAACGGTGGCGCTGGACCGTCGCGCGTCGCAGAATCGGTCTTTACTCGCTGCCAAAAACAACAAAGGGAAACGTCCCAAGTTATGCCAACACAATTTTTACGAGGGAACCTGTCCCAAGGGGTGCTGAGCGCGGGGCCGGAGTCGAACCGGCGGTTACACGTTTTCCAGACGTGCCTGTTTGACCTCTTCAGCACCCGCGCTCCATTCCAACTCAAGCCGCAAGTTGGAATCTTTTCAACAAATCTTCACAGGTTACGGGCTTGACGGACAGGTGGGACTCAATGGTAGGATGAACCTACCAAACGAATTCACCCGCTCGCCAAAGCGGGTACAAAATAACGGGGGCGCTCCAAAAAGGGTGCCCCTTTTCTGTCTCTGGGAGGCTAACCACTTGTGCCGTCGATGCTGCGTTGTTCGGTGCTTGCCGCAGGTAGGCCGCTAGGTCGTTCGTTCTCAATCGACGCGCCACACGCCGAACTTCGTAACGCAGTACAGTTCCTCGCGCTCAATCTGCTCGCTTTCGCTGGTCAACTGGAAGCCTAACTCCAGCAGCGTCGCGCCGTACAGGAAGCAGGGCACCACTCCTTCTAGGTTTTGTTCGATGAGGTCGGCAGTCATGGTTTACTCCGCTTCGCGGAATCTCGCGGCACGTAAACTACTCCGCAGGCCGAACAAGTGTGAGTAGTGGATTTTGATACCCCTAAATGATTCTCGTCGCCAAAAATTGTGAAGACTGGTCCTAGTTCCGGCTTCTGGCAATGCCCCAACGGGCATCTTTCTTCGTCTTCTTTGCATGGACTGATACACGGATTAAGTTCCGTAATGATGCAAGACCCAGTGCCCTTGTTCGATTGTTCTAATCCCAGCGACGCCAACATCTTGAAAAACATCGCGCGCGTCATGGTTTCCTCTTCGGGCGTACCCCGTCTATGGTCTTGTTCCAGCGCGTCGCCAGAGCGACTTTCATGTTGCGCCGGCTCGCGCTGCGCTTCTTGGCGCTGCGGCTTTTCCCCATGCGCGACATGCGAGCGCGCAACTTCTCGCGCTCCTCGCGCCGGTGCTCCGCGATTACCCGTTCGCGCTCCTCTTCAGTGATCGTCATGCGCGCATCCTACTCTAATCCCTAACGGCGTTCAATATAATCTTGCAATGTGCTCAGTAACGGAGGTACAGTCCCTCGCATATGCTTGGTCGGCTGCCTACCGCGAAGGAAATACAATTCCAGCGCCGCGCGGAACGCCTGCGCGAAAAACAGGAAGCCTTCGAGCGCCGCTTCAAAGCCCGCGACCTCATCTTCCGTAAAGGTGGGGGGCGGATGAAGAACCTCAACCACAAAGAGACTCTTTTCGTGCAGTCAGTGAAAAAAGAAAGCTACCGCGCATACCTCATGGAGTTTCACGGTGGCGTGCGCCCGCGTTACGTGGTGGGCAAGAACTGGAGCCGCATCCGCCGCCGCGCCTATCGCGGATACAACACTTCTCCGCTGAAATACGCTCAGTGGATGAGACGCTGGAACGGCTCGCAGAAAGTGCGCTACTACCGCCACGACATCCCTAAAATGATGCAAGCTAAATTCAAGGAACTGGTAATGAGCAATGGCTGAGGTCCCCTTTTGCGCGCGCAGCATCAAGAATCGCGGCTGCGACAAGTCCGACGTCCGTCTCACCGGAGAAACCGACGACGCCTGGGTGTTCCAGTGTTTTTCCTGTAAGGCCGTGCAGGTGGTTAGTAAGGATGGCGTGCGCGACAAAAACAAATTCGAGTTGGCAGCGAGGCGAAAACGTGAATCCGAAGAGATCGACCGCATCCGCCGCAGCAAGAAAACCATCTTCGCCTGAGCCGGAACGCCAGCGCAGGCCCGCCCTGAAATTTCGTCAGGAACTCGCTGACCAGTTCGGCATCACTCCTGGCGCCGACGCCCCGCGCGAAACCGTGGCGGTGCGCGAGTTGCCCGACCCGCCGCTGATGGAAAACGCGCCGGCCGCTCCCAGTCCCAAGCGCGAGACCCCGCTCAATCTCGAAGAACAAGTGCTCAACGTGATGCGCGAGGAGTTCGACGAATTAAGCGTGCGCCTCGACCGCTACGGTGTCGCGCTAACCGCGCCGATGAAACAAGAAATGCTGGATCACACGTTTGCGCTGCTCGGCGGGTACGCGCTCGGAGGCACGCTTGTCCGAAGATAACAACAAGACCGTGCAGGTGGCACGACGCGAAATGTGTCGGGTAATCTCCTGCATGTACCACAAGAACGAGTCGCGCTATCAAGTCAAGTATTTCGAGAGATTAAATCTGGTGATTGTCGAGTGTCTCGAATGCAAGCCGCCCACGGAAATCGTTCGCTTTGCACTCCCGAAAGGATAAAAACATGAAAATGCCCGTAACCGCCACGACAGCACAAATAGCAGAGAAGCTATGCACGAAGCGGGGACACCACATCATTCAACTCGACGGAACCGCGCCCGACAAACCGGGAGAAGTTGTGTGTATCTACTGCGGCGCTTCCATCCAAGACATCCGCGCAGCGGGGGAATAAATGAAAACAGCCAAAGCCGCAACCGCGCCCGTGCATCGTCGTCTGCCTCCCGCCGAACACGCGCGCAAAGCCGCGCTCGCCCGATGGGAGTCGGTCAAAGAGGAGCGCGACGAGTGGATGTCGCCCTTCTACCAGTTGCCCATCAATCAGGCCATGGCTTACCTCGAAGACTTGCGCAAGGTGTGCGAAGACGCCAGCCGCATCATGAATCAACGAATCGGCGAGGATAAGCGCACCATCCGCTGTGCCGGGCCGCGCTGCGGCATCGACTTGTCAGGCAACAACCCCAGCGGCCGACCCAAGTGGATTGCTAAAAAGGATTTACGTGATCCTGTTCACCCGGAAATCATCCGCTCGCTGTACTTCTGTTGCGTTCTTCACGAACAAGAATATGTTCGCATGAGTCAGGGCAGCATGGGGACCACAGGGCAGTGATAGGACGCTTAGTCCGATGGATTCTACGACGCTATGCCAATACCGTAGTCTGCAAGGGATGCGGGTGCGTGGTCAGTAAAAACTCGATGCACATTCACGTACACCACTGTCCAGGGAAAGCGTTCCTTTAGTGGACCTAGCCCGCGCAGAACGCTTCCTCTCTCGCTTCGCGATCCGAGATCGCGACTCACATAAGCAAGTACCTTTCACGTTCAATTACAACCAGAAAAAAATACACGAAGTCGCCCGCCAGCAACAACTGCAAAACAAGCCCATCCGCATCTGTGTCGATAAATCCCGCCGCGTGGGTGTCTCCTCGTGGGCCGAAGGGCTGGCCTTCGCGCACTGCTGCTGGCTCCCCGGCTCGCATTTCCTGATTGCCGCGCACGAGTTCAAGTCGAGCAAAGCGTTGTTCTCGATTCCTAAAGGTTTCGCCAAGCAAGCTCCGTTCCTGAACCTGCGCGACGTGGAACGCGAAATCACTTTCCCGCACACCGATGCCGACGCGCTGATGCAAATCGTCACTGCCGGAAAAGATACTTCCGGTCGCGGGTTCACACTCTCGGGGTTGCACCTCTCGGAAGCCGCACACTATAAAGGCGTCGGCGAAATTTTTACTTCGGTCATCCCTGCGGTCTCCAGCCACAAGGACACCATCGTCATTATAGAGTCCACCCCGAACGGCATGGACGGCGACGGCGAAACCTTTTACGAAATGTGGCTCGACGCGATTCACAACCGCTCGGAGTACGCTCCGGTCTTCCTTTCGTGGATTGACGACCCGGCTTGCGTGGCTGACCCCTCAATCGCCAAGAACGCGCCCATAGACAAAGAAGAAAAGTTATTGCTGAAGCGCGGGCTGACCAAAGCGCATCTCGCCTGGCGCAGAATGAAGATTGCTTCTCCGGAGTGCGGCGGTCTGGTGGAACTTTTCCATCAGGAGTTTCCCACAACTTGGGAGGAAAGTTTTATCAGTTCCGGATTTCCTGCTTTCGAGGAAGCGGAACGGCAGTGGGCCGCAGCCAACGTGCGCAAACCCAAGTGGCAAGGCTTCATCGACCACACCGACGACGGCACGCTGAAACTGCGCCAGCACGCCAAGGGCGATTACTGCGTCTGGGAAGAACCCAAAGAAGGGCACCACTACTACATGGGCTCGGACGCCGCACGCGGCGACGACAGCAAAGACGGAAGAGATTTTGCCGCCACCACTGTTTTCGATGGCAACACCGGCAATCAAGTGGCGCGTTTCTCCGGCTTCGTGGTCCCGGAAGTCCATGGCTGCTATATCAATTCGCTGGGTCGGCACTACAACAAAGCCATGTCCAACGGCGAGCTCACCGGGGGCTACGGGTATGGCACGCTGTACGTTCTGCGCGACTTGCTCCACTACCCCAATCTGTACCGCTGGAAAGGCAAGGACGACAAGGTGGGCGCATGGGCCTCGGGCCGCAACGCGGTGTGGTATGAAACCACCATGCACACCCGCACCATGTTGTTTGAACTGATGCGCGCGGGACTGCGCGAAGGCGCGGGCACCAACGGCGAGTACGGGCTGACCATCTTCGACGAATTGCTTTCCGCGCAAATCCGCATGTGCACCAGGAAAGAAACCGGGCGCGTGGACGTGAAGAAAGGGCACGACGATATTTTGTTTGGCGCCATGCTGGCTAACGTGGCTATGCGCCAGTGGGCTCCGCCTCGGGTAATGAACGTGGCGCGCTCGCACGAAAAAGAAGAAGACGAGGAAGTGCGCAAAATACTGGGTGCCAAAGGCGACCAGGTGCTCGACGAAGCCAGTATGTCGCTCATAAATCATGTGAAGAAAATAAAAGGTAAGATCGACGCCGGACAGTACGCGGATCAGGATTTTGACGAAGTGGGTGTTTCGTGAGCGACTACAAAATTATTGAACTCAACCGAATGGATTACGCCAAACTCTGCGAGATGATTCCTTCGGAATATTCCTTTAGTTCTCCCGACTACCCTACACCCAATCGCGTTCTTTGGATTCGTCACGCAGGCTATTCCCCGACCATGTTAATCTTCACGCCTAAAAAATCAGCATTCGTTTCTGAGGAGGTGCCTTCTGCCCGCGCATAACGCCGACCTGAACGACCCGAAAAGTATCCTGCGCATCCTGCTCGCTCTGGTGCTAAAGAGCGGCGGGGAACTGCGGGTAAAAGCCTCGGTGTACGACTCGCTCGACGCCGGACGCCTGCTTTGCGTTGACTACGACTCGCGAAAAGGTGATATTGTGCTTCGAGCCACATCGAACTTCGGTCGGGCGATTGTAGTGCAGCCGGAATCCTCAGCATGGGTGAAACCAATAGACGCGGCCCCGCTCGAAAGAGCCAGAGTGACGGCGGAAAGAGAAGCGGCGCAAGTGGCCGTGCACACGGACGAAGAACTGGCCGAGCGCGAGGACGAACTGGCCAGAAGGCAAGCGGTCGCAAAACTAGCGAGAGAAGGCAAGAGTCCGATGCGCCTGCGGACGATGAAGTAAGAGCGCGCACCCCGGAAGAGATCGACGATTGGTTCGTAAAGTCCGCGCGCCAGGTATTGACCGAGATGGGCATCGAGTTCAACCATCTGCGCGAGAAGAACAAGACCCAGGCTTGGAAAACGTATCAGCGCAGGCTCAATGAGAACGCCGGACAGCTTTGCGAGATCATGAGCATGAAAGACATCGTGGAATTGAGCATGCGCATTGAGAGCGAAATCAAGAGCGAGTCCGGGGGCACCTCGGGTAGCGCGCTCGACGAAGTGCGGGGGTTTTTAAGCGATGGAAAACCTAACTGAGAAATTACAACCGCATGCAGATTTCGGGTATCCCGGTCAGGCAATGGTCAAAACTTTTAATGATCCGCCGCCGATCCCGTGGCACAAGCGTCACTATCACGAATTTATGTTACTCGCGATGCTCTTGGAATTGTTACTCCTCGGATACATTGCATGGAAGGCTTGAAAGAAGCAGTAGTTACCTGTCCGCTATGCCGCTCCCCGATGCAGGTGGCGGATGAGGTAAAGCACGGCGATAAGGTCACCTCACGGCGCTACGTCTGTTTCTGCACTGGCCAAGTCACGCATTACAATCAGCACGCGGGTCAGGCAGGAGGACGAGGCACCTAAACCTTGCCATACACAAATTTTAAGACCATGCCGGCGACCGGCTCGCCGAAGACCGACAACGACGCCTCTACCAAAGACATACGCGCTCGGCAGATTGATGAATTAGTGCGCCAGTCGACCACTGCGCGCCGCGACGTGTACGGCCCCAACCATGACGACGACGTAAAAAACTTCTATCAGCTATTCGAGAGAACGCGCCGGATGCCCACCTTCCGGCCGCGCATAGCCGCCCCGCAACTTCAGTTATTGCTTTTACAGGAAGCCGCCGAGTCCACCGACACCAACATGCGCGTGTTTATCCACCACGAGGACAAGCGCGACAAGGAACGCGAGAAGGCGTTTCAGGAACAATGGAAGCAGGAGTTCTGGGGCTTGCAGATGTTGATGGCCCAGGTGTACGCGCAGTTTTGCGGCACCGCTTTCTTGCAGGCGGGTAATGACGCACTGGCACGCAGAGGCAAAGGCAACGTGTGGTGCCGCGCGCGGCTCCCGCAAGACGTGCATTGCGACCCGTGCAGCCCGTGGCCGGAGGATTGGTCCTGGCAGGTTATCGAGGACCACGTATATCTCGACCAGATCAAGCGCGAGATGCCCGACCACGCCAGCAACATCAAGCGCGCGGCCGCCAAATCGGAAAGTTTATCGGGTGCTGCAGCGGGAGCACTAGAGATGCCTCCCGGTCCTATGTCGGTCACCGTGCGCGGATTGCCGGAAGGCGAATCCTACTCGACCGACGGGCTGATGACGCGGAGAACCTGTTACGCGCGCGACACCACCATGCGCGACCTGAAGCGCGAAGAAGAAGTGCTGTTCATCAAGAAAAAACTTCCGGTGCCCGATCAACTTCCGAAATATCCGCTGGGGCGCATGATCGTGGAATGCGAAGGCACCATCCTCGTCGACGGCGATTCGTGGATTCCGCTGCCGGATATGTGGCCTGCGATTCCGGTGTGGGCGGTTCCGCCGTGGGATTCGGTGTGGTGTCCGGCGCCCATGAAGTACACCAAGAGTTTGCAGGACGCCGCCGAGCAGCAGATGACCAACACCTACGAGAATGCCAAGCGGCTGAATCAAGGCATCGTGGTCATCCATGAATCGACGGGTATCACCGCCAACACGTTCGGCGGACTGCCTGGAGAGATCGTGGTAGTAGCCGCCAACTCCGCGCCCGGCGCGGGCATCGACATCAAGTTCCCGCAACCCTTCCCGCCGCAGATGATTCAGTACCCCAAGATGCTGCTGGACTTGCAAAAGGAATTGCGCGGCGCGACTCCGGCGCGGCAAGGCAATATGAATCCCGGCAACGTGGGCACCGATTTATTCGAGGCCGCTGTCTCGCAATCGCAAGGCGGCACGCGGCTCACCGCCAGATTCTTCGCGTGGTCGGTACAGAAAATCGTCGAGCTTCTTTTTTACACCATGGCTACCAGTTTCACCGAGGAGCGCACGTATCGCGACCGAGACAAGACCGTGAAGTGGCAACCGGACTCGGCCGCAGATGAGTACGAAGTACAAGTGCCGGAAGGCGCGGTGCGTCCAATGTCGCAATCCGCGCTGCGCGCCATGGTTATCGAACTTAAAAAGGCACAAATGCTAGATACCAGACATGCGCTGGAGTTACTAGATATTCCCGGAGCCGACGAAATTGCGGATGCGATAGAACGCGAAATGGCATTAGCCGCCTTGGCTAAAGGCGTCAAGAAGTGAGCACCACGCACACCACGCTTTTGCCGCACGCTCCATATCCGGTGCACTGGCGCTCGACTTCGTACGCCGCTAAATTTTACGGGAAAACGCGGAGAGCCATCGTGAAGTGGTGCATTCAAGGACGCTTCGCGGCGGTCAACATTCCGGTGTTTCAGGATGTTTCCGGGCGCTGGTGGGTGCTGTTGAGCGACGAATCAGTGAGCATGAAGGAACACGAAGCATTGACGCTGCTGTAGTTTCTACACGACACTCCTGTCCGTGGAAAAAATCGGGCTGATTGAACTGGACAGTCTCAATCACGGCGAATACATTCTCGCGCAACTCGCCGTCGACGGCGTTCCTTCCGTGCCGTTTCATGTGCACAAGAGCGTGCGCGAAAAATTCCCCAAAGAAGAAGAGTTCATGGCCTACCTGGGACGCATGGCGCAAGCGGTGATTCGCCGCTGCGGAGATGCGCGCAATCCGTTTTCGCAGGAACTTGTGGAAGGAGCCGCCTGATGCGTGGAAGAAAAATGGGCAAGACCGGAGTGAAGGGGCGCAAGGACCGCGAGACTTCCACGCGCAAGGGACGCAGGAAGGGCGGTCGCTAACTAAAGAGTTTATTTCCGCTATTTGCGATCTGCCTCGCAAGAGGCGTAGCGGGGGAAGGAGGAGCGCATATGGCTCGAAGAGGTCGTAAGCATCGGCGCGGTGGCAAGCGCAAGTAGTTTCAGGGTAACTGGGGCTTGGCAGGGGAGCAGAGAAGGCTCCCCTACCTGCAGAAAGCGAGGCAGCATGCCGGACAAATTGAAAAAAGGCGGGTTCGATCTTTTGCTTACCCCGATTAACGAAGAGGGCAATCGCACCGGAAATGATCCCGACACGGCGAACGTGCCTTCGGACCTCAATCCTCCCGACCCGCTCGGTTTGACCCACGGAAACTTCAGCGGCGGCGGAAGGAAGGGCGGAGCACCCCCGAAAGGGAAGTAACCT